TATCGAGATCTCCTTCGCTTAACACAGCGCCGGATGTAAAGTCAATCGATGGTATCACTGAGGTTGTCCGATAGATTCTTATTTTTGTTCCCGAGTCACTGAGTTGGCTGATCTTTGTTAATCCTGACCAAGCGGAGCTAGTGCATGTAACAGTTTTTGTATCAAGGTTTAACGTGAAATCACTGTCCTTTACAAGACTGACTCTTTGGTTGCTGGTGTTGATTCCGACCACCGATAGATCATCAACGCTTAACACTTCAAACCCATAGGTAAGACTCTGAGGTGCGGTTGATACGGCTTCGGATAGATAGAATGATAGTCCACTTGTGGCTGACATGGTATTTTATAAGGTTGGGATAGGGTTTCTAAGTTGGTTTCTTTGGATCTTCATCTGCCTTACGGTTTGTTGTAGTTCCGGGAATTCGGCAATAACATCACGTTTGGCTATTCGACGGTATCGCGAGATAATTCGCTTTGTTAGTCTTACGCGGGGATCTTCAAGACCCGGAGCGCCAGCTTCAAACGCTGTTTTATAGTTTTGTTCAGCAGATTTATAAGCACTTGATTTAAAAAGAGCCTTTAACGCGGTTCTCATATCTCGACCTTGTATCTTTGTGGTAGATGTTAATTCAAGGAAACGATCGTAGGCTTGTCTTCCTTCTTCGTTATAAATCTTACGCATATCCGTATCACCGTGGTTTAAGTAGTTTGCGCTCGGCATGCTAAAGCCATATAACATATCTTGAATCTTATCATCTACGATGTCGTTCTTTTGACTTGCTACATAGATTGGATTGAAAATACCAACTAACCCTAAGGGGTTTTGTTTGTAGACTGCTTCTCCTAGAAAAGTGCGTTTAGGCGGCACACGTTCTTCAGCTATAGGAAGTTTACGGAGAATCGCATCTGAAAGACTTCGGTTCTCTCTGATCATCTGTTCGCCTTCATATCCTTTAACTTTGTCGATAAACATAGGCACTGCCATTCCTGCTCCAATATCTCGCACGGTTTTAGGGATGTAAGTTTCGGGGTCAGCGAAAATGTTAAGGACGTTATTGAGTCCTCTAAGGAATGATTTATCTGTCATGTTCTCAGCTACTGTAAACGCTAAGGCGCTCATAGATTCCGAAAGCTCATCTTCACTCCTTGGGTTCATCTCAGCAAACTCAGCAATGTCCGCAACAATGCCAATC